GGGGGGTTGACAGACCTTGACAAATGTGCTATCGCGCGCGCTCCCTTTCACGTACCACTTGGGAAAAAAATATCTTGACTTTCTACGCTATTTGTCATATAATTTACCAATGAGATGGTACTTTACTTTATGCTACTTTATGCCTATTTTTACGTTAATGGCCTTGGTTACGCAAGACTATAATTTATTGTGGGCACTTCCAGGAATATTCGTAAGTTTTATTTTTGCTATGTATGGCTTCTCTGTAGGAATGCACCATACTTTTACACATTCTACTTTTAAGTTTTCAAAACCTGTAGAAAATATTTTAGCTTGGGTAAGTTTTTACGCAATGCTACAATCTCCTATATCTTGGGGAACAGTACATAAAGCACACCACAAATACGCAGACAAAGAAGGTGATCCTCATTCCCCCATACTATTAGGAAAAAAGATTTGGCTGCCTTGGAACCATGAATTAACAAACTACGAAAAGCCTATAAAAAGAGTAATCAGAAATAAAACTCATCAATTTATACACAGAAATGGATGGATGCTTCTTTTACACCCTATAGTAGCGGCTCTTATTGGAATAGAAGCTTTTATTTTCTTGTATATGGTTCCCATTGCTTATATAAAAATAATTGAAATTGTATTCGTTGCAGTATCTCACGGAGGAGATGTGAATTCTCACGGAGATCACTCAAAGATGTCTAAGTTACTTTATATTTTGGCTTTAGGAGATGGAGATCATGAACAACACCATAAAAACATGTGGTGTCCTCCCAGCCATAAATTTTTCGCAAATATTATAGGAAATAAAAATGTATCGGCCTATTAATCAAATACTTACAGCACGAAGGTATAATTCGAAAACTGACAGTGCTTGGTTACAAGAGAGAATAGATTCAGCTAATTTAGATACTACAGCAGAAGAATTGGTATCAAGATCCTTCGACTTTGATTGGATAATAGAAAATCCAAACGGAATATTAAAGTATACTCAATTTCATGATATGGAGACTTGCTTATTTATTGGATATACATTTGATTCGCCAGGAGCACACGCTTCAATAGGCACAGCCGTGTTCGATTATATAAAAGAAATATTTCCCGAAAAGGACAGCGTTATTATTAGACCAGCATACCCAAGTCACGCTACTTTAATAAAGCAACGATTTTCTAATGTTATTTCTGATAATGGATATTTAAGGTATATACTATGACTACTTATTCTAGAACGCTTGCTTATAGCTCTACTCAATTTTCAAGCCGCACTACAATCACTCAAAATGTATCAGTAGGAGACACAATAAATCTTACTATATATGCAGGCAGCACTAGCTCAGGGTTTCCCCACAGCACCAGCGCTGCTAGCGCAACTAACTGTAGTGTAACAAGTCCTGGTTATACTCAAGGACAGACAATTACTATTAATAATTTTAGCGGAAGCAGCTACGTTATTAATTTTACAGGAAGTGATGGACAAAAGAATCCTATTCTTTACTATGGAAGAATTGAAGGTACTGTAGGAGGTACTAGTGTTACTGCACCAACAGCTTCAAGCATAACATTTAACAACCCTGCCTCCACAAACACTACTGCAACTGTTAATTTATCAGCAAATGGAAGTGGAGGAACATTACAGTATGCCCTTGCAGTAAATAATAATACTCCTACAAATTGGCAAAGTAGTAATCAGTTTACAGTTGCAAGAGGAAGCACTACAGTATATGCTAGAGCACGAAGAAGTTCTTCTACTAATTCAAATGTTGTAAGTGCTACTCCTCCTGGATTTTTAACAGGAGATACCTCAGTATCAGCAACAAATTCTACTATATCTTTTGGAGCTACTTCCGCAAGCACTACTCTAAGCAATGCTACTGCAGGAGAAACATACGCAGTTCGTGTAAACAATGGAAGCACAAACTTAGCTACAAGAGTAGGAAATGGGGCTATGTCTTTCACAAGCTCTCTACCTTCTTCTGGCTTTACTGACTATGAAATATTTGTGAGAAGGCCTACAAGCACGGGAGGAGATGGTAGCACTTTTACAGCTACTAATGATACTTTTAGAGTAACTCGAACAAACCAAGATACTACTCCAGAAGGGTACTCAAATTTTACCACATTTCAAAATGCTGTACTTAGTACAGTAATTACTTCAAACACTCAAACAATTTACAATATTTCGGGGAATGTTTCAGTAAGTGTATCTGGTCAAGGAAGTCCTCAAATTTCTGTAAATGGAGGAGCCTACTCTAATTCAAGCACAACTATTCAAAGTGGTCAAACTCTTTCGGTTCGTTTGACAAGTTCCGCTTCTAATAGCACTGATCACGTTGCGTCCGTTACAGTTGGAACACGTACTCGTACATTTACTGTAACTACAGTAGCCACAGGAGGTAGTGGAGGAACTTCCACAGGAGGAGGTACAAGTGACTACGGAATGATAGTATACGATACAGACGGGTCTACTTCAGTACTATCTCCTTCTACAAGATATTTAACAGCAATGAATGTTCCTGGATCTATAACTATTGCAAATGGAAGTTCTTACACGATGAGTCAAGACATGACAGGATTAACTACTGCTAATTCTGATATAGTGTTTCCTGGCTTTAGCGGAACTTATAATATAGTAACAACAAGATTAAGTAATGGATTTAGATTCAATAATAACTCAGGGGCTAGTATTACGATTACCCCGATTCTCATAAGGTTTTAGTCATGTCGTACGGTATAGAAATAAAAAACGCAAATGATAATGTAGTAATTGATAGTGAGACCTCAAACACAGGTTTTGTAATAATAGACGCAGGCACCTCTAATAGTATAACCTCTATTAATCTAGAAGAAGAGTTTTTGTTTGTTAAACCAAATGCTACTTCAGGCAATTATAATATTGCTCTACATAGAACTTCAGGTAATTTTGGAGAAAACCAAGCAATTACATTTAGAGAAAATAGTGGGTCTGCTATATCTTGTGACTGGGTAAGAGGTAAATTTGCAAATACTTTAACCGTAAGTTCTGGAGGCTATGGATTACAGATTTTTAACTCTGAGGGAGACTTAGCTTTTGATTCTGGACTTTATGGCGGAGACGGGGGCTTTGGAATAACAAACTACTTTCCAAATCAAAGTATGAATGGAGCCCACAATCTTATGGACACAGATACAAGTAAGTATGTGCTTGGCAATACTTTATTTGGAACTAGTGCTAATAGTGGTTTTTGGATTGGAGTACACTATATAAACAGCCATACAACGACAACTCAAGCGTCCGCAAATGGTATTTATTTTAACGGTTATTTTACTTTTAGCTTCATGGGTGGAGGAGGAGGACAAACTCCTGTAAATAATATTGGAGCACAGTTTTTAGGAGAAGGAGGATCAGTATGAATATACATTATTTAATGTTTATTGATGGAGAAGGGGAAGTAGTGGTCATGAGGACCGCAAAAGGAACAAACCCAGAAGAAGATAGTAGAGATGAAAATGGACTATTAATAAAGTACTATTACTATCCCATAGACAATAGAGCAGAGTGGTTAAGTACCCACTACTGGGATTATGATGCAGGTGTATTTATCAGCAGAGAGCCGTGTCCAAATAAGTATGCTTCTTGGATAGGTAAAGAATGGACCTGGGAGGCTTCAAAGCTATTAGAAGATGTACGCACCGAGCGAACTAATTTATTATGGTTATCAGATTGGACTCAACATGCAGACAGTCCTTTAACAGACTCTCAAAAAACAGAGTGGGCAGCATATCGAACAAAATTAAGAGATTTTCCTTCAACCGTAGGAAACATAACTTCACTTGAAGATGTTACGTGGCCAACAAAACCTAGTTAGTGAACCAGCTTTGGTACTATAGGTGGAAAAAGTACTCTCTCGCTCCGAAACGTATTGGTCTCATTGTTGATGTATGGGTATAGAAAAATACTACTTGACATTCGACCTAGGTTAATCTATAATTGTAGAAAATGGAAAAAAGAACCCAGATGGTAAAAGTAACTTACAAACACTGGAAAACAGGCAAAGAACTAGAAGTAATCGGTACTATGCCTCCTCAGTACAATAATGGCATTAGTGATAGGATACTTGTAGAGAAACCTGACGGATCTTTTGAAGACGTAATTAAATCAACTATTGTAAGGGTAGAGGAATGGTCTCCCAATTAAATAAACTATTAGTGTTAATGCTGCTCGCAGTTCCAGCAATAGCACAAGAAACAACGACAGAAATAGAGCCAATTATAACAGAGTCGACAGTAACATCTAATACTTCGACAACGTTAAAGTCTCCACCTCCGTCAGCTATTAGTCCCACAATTAATACATCAAATTCAGACTTATGTACTTTTGGTGTAGCGGGTGCAATACAAACACAAATACTTGGTGTATCTACAGGAACCCAGGTTACAGATGATAACTGCGAAATGTTAAAAAATGCAAAAACTCTGTACGACATGGGCATGAAAGTTGCAGCAGTATCAGTCATGTGTCAAGATCAGCGTGTATTTGAAGCAATGTTAAATGCTGGCACACCCTGCCCTAAAGATGGATTAATTGGTGATGCAGCAAGAACGGCTTGGGAAGTAGCAGAAAATCCAGAGCCTAAAGCCGAAGAAAAAGAAGAGAAGGATTTTACGAATGATGAAAAGACTCTCATTGGCGTTGGTGGCGTTAGTATCTTATTCCTCTTACTCCTACTCTGAGGAAGTATACGGATCTACTAACAATGCTTCCGCAGCAGGGCTTAACTGGGTGATGACAAATGTACTTCCTCAGTTTGCCGGATTAGAGATCAATGGCCTTGTTTATCAATATACTGCTGTAAAAGATCCAGAGTCTGACATGATCGTATATGTACAGAACGAATACGCAGACGGTAATGGATATATTTTTCGAAATGCAGATGATTGGTCAGGACTTCCTGGAAATACAATTAATAAGTCATTTGTAATTCCAAACTCTCTTGGAGAGCTTTGGGGGAACGGATCTATACAAATAGATGGCGAAGGTAGCGTAGAAGATCCCTCCGTAATTTATACATATAAGTATGATACTTGTTTTGATCCGCAAGCAGACCCTAACTGTCCCGGGTATGAAGAAATAGTAGAAGTACCTGAAATTCCTTTTTCCGATCCATTAGAAGACCAACTTGTTTTAGATGAGTTAAATAGACAAGCTCAAATTGATCGCGAAGAAGAGGAAGAAGATAGAAGGCGCAGACAAAGAGAAAGTAAGATAAAAGATGCGCTAGAAAACTTACTTGGAGATGGATCCAATCCAGAACTACTTTCTGCAGAGGCAGAAAAAATGGCACTCGCATTATTTAGTGTAAATCTTCCTACTGACTATTATAGTCCTCTAGAAGGAGGCGAGTACATAGAAACGGTTATACTGAATGGCGGAGATATTCAAGATAATCAAAAAGCAAGACGAGCAAACTTTGCTCAACAAGTGTTACATCAACAAATGGTAGACTCTCAATATGGGTCAGATGCTTCGGCACAACAGGAGAAATAAATGTTAAAGCCAGTTATTGTACTTGCAGGTTGTCTAATTGCTACAGGTGCAGCTGCTAATACAGAAATCATTGGTACAGTAGATTCTAAATGTATTGTTATCAGCGAGACTGCGGGTATCTATGGAAACCCAACCCCTAATTTACTTACTACAAACCCTTCAAACGGTGGAGTAAAGCCGATTATTCGATATGATGTAATTAGTGCAGAATACTACAAAGCTAGAATTAGCTACCCAGATGCATTTTCTACGGCTCCTAGTTTAGATGATGTTGTAACTTGGGACGGTAGTGTATCTGTGGCAGAAGTTTCTAATACAGATATGTCGGCTTACGACGACAACAAAGTAACTTATAACAATGTTACTGAATATGAATTAACCGTTGCAGGAAGTACTTGGTTTACGATTGCTTCTGAAGCAGACTATGGTAGTAACAAGTCCCTCCCCGCAGGCACCTATAACGCTGTCGTGGAGGCTGAGTGTATACCTCTCTAAGACTTGGAATTGTTTTTCTTCTGTTAAGTTTGGGTAGTGGGTACGTAAGTGCCCACGAGCTCACTCCTACTTATGTAGAGTTAAAACAATCATATGTAGCAAACGTACTAACAACATCTGTTTATTTATGGAACGGTAGAGCAGATGTACTTTACTATGAAGTAAATGTCTACGATAAAGATATGAAAGAAGTAGAATTTTTTTCACTTCCTTCAGAAATAATAAAACTACAGTATACAAAACGTCAAAAGATTGATGTATACATGTCTTCATTAAACGCAAGAAAAGCTGTATACATTTGCACACGTTCTCAGATACTCAAAGGCTTAAAACAAAAAACAGTAATATCATCAAAGATTTGTTCAAAAATCAAGTGAGGTTGCGTGAAATATTTCAGCGCAGTAATAATAATTTTAGTAATAATGATTACTCCAAAAGCGTTTGGACAATCATTAAATTTAAATCTTCCTCAATCTCCTTCTAGCTATCAATCAGATAGATTTAGACACGGAGACTTAGATTGCTCAAATGCAATCGGAGGTGGCACAAATTTAGAGTTCGGGGTCGTAGGACTTCTGGACCAACAGCAACAACCATACGAGACTATAGGTCCCAATAGTAGTAGTCAAGTATTTGGAGACTATCAAAAAGATGTAGGTGTCTATGCTCGCATAACAATACCTTTAGACAAACCGAAAGAACGTATCAATTGCAATACTTTATACCAACTTGCACTTGAGAGAGAACGTCTAGAGGTACAGCGACTGAAAGAAGAAGTTAATCAGCTTCGAAGACTTCAGTTCGAAAATAGCAAAGAGGAATAATGGCAGAGTTTGAATTTGCAGGAATGACATTTAAGGGCGGCAAGGCAGCAATTGTTTTGACTGCCCTTTCTACTTTAGGAGGCGCTTCCTGGGCAGCTTTCGAGTTTTACGCAGACTACATGAACATGAAAGAAATAGTAGAGAATATTGACGTAGGTGTAATTGAAGCACGAAATGCAGTAATCGAAACAAAACTAGACGAAGCAATAGACTATACTCGAGATATTAAAAACTCCTTAAAAGATGATATAACTCGTATAGAAAGAGTCTCTGATTCCACATCTTCTCGTGTAAAAGACATTCAAAGCGAGATTGATGAAAGACTTCGAGACATGTCAGATCTTACCAGAGAAACAGAAAAAGACGTAAGAGATACGATGCGTGATGTAGAGAATCGTATCGAAGCTGATATGGAAAAGCTAGAGACGGATCTTGAAGATAAACTACAAAAAGCTTTAGACAACCCCTTAGCGGATTAAGGTACCAAAAATAAACCTTGACTTTGCAACTGGCATGGAGTAGAATTGCAAAATGGGAAAAGAAGTTACGACAATATCCCCTGAGGGACTGGAAGTTGCCAATTGTTATCTACAGTACGGCAATATTCGTGCTGTGTGTGAGTACATGGGCGTTCCTGAAAATCAAGTGGTTGAGTTGCTCAACAAGCGAGAAGTTAAGAAATATATTGATACTGTCTATTTAGATATGGGCTATCGAAACAAAAATAATATTGCTACTGTACTAGACGAAATGATTGCAAGCAAACTAGAAGAAGCTCAGGAAACTGGAGTATATTCTTCTAAAGATTTAGCAGACCTACTACAGATGGCTCATAAAATGCGTATGGACGAAATCAAAGCGCAAGCTGAGTTACTTAAAGCCGAAACAACTAATATTCGTAATCAAACAAATGTTCAGATTAACGATGCAGCCCTACCTTTTGGTCAAGGCAACTACGGTAAGCTCATGGAGAAACTAGTAAATGGATCAGGAGAATAGAATACGAAACATGGAGCTAGAGATGGCACAACATGAGGCTCAGTGTGAAGAAAGGTGGAAAACGACTTTTAATCGTCTTACAGATATTGAAGATGGGTTAAAGCGTATCGAAAATAGAATTATGGTATCAGGAGGCAGTATTATAGTTTTCCTCGCAGGAGTAATTGTAACATTACTCATGGGCTAATGGGTGCGTCGACACATAAATTATGAGTTTCAACCACGACAAAATAATAAATATTTAAAAGACTTTGTTTTTGCATGTTCTATAGGTTTTAACATAGGACTAATAATAGGGCTGCTAATGGTAGCATTTTCGTAGGAGAAAAAAATGGATATAAGAATCTTTAACAAAGGAGCCGGGTGGAGAATAACTGTTAGCAATGAAACCCGTCTTGTTGCAGAAGATTGGGATGAAGTACATGCTTTTATGGAAAGATTGCTTCTTCCTACACCTGAAGTACGTGATATGACCGCTTATGAACTTAAGCAAGCTTTGGTAGATGCCGAAGACGGAGAAGAGTAATGCCAGCAGGTAAAGGAACTTACGGTAAAAAACGCGGACGCCCCGCCAAAAAAGGCAAGGGTAAAAAGAAGGCTATGGGCGGATTAACGGCGGCCCAAAAGAAGTTGCCCCCAGCGTTGCGAAAGGCACTCATGAAGAAGAAGCGTGGCGGTAAAAAGAAGAAGTAAGCGAAAGGCTGCTAAAAAGCGTCCAGTACCAACTAATAAAAAACTATATGCAAGGGTAAAAGCTCAAGCTAAAAGAAAATTTGCGGTATACCCCTCTGCTTATGCAAACGGTTGGTTGGTTAAAACTTATAAAGCCAAAGGCGGTAAGTACCGCATGGGCAAATAAATGGCTAAACCAAGAGGTGGATTAACTAAGTGGTTTAAAGAAAAGTGGGTAGATATTTCCCGTCCTAAAAAGGGCGGGGGGTATAAACCTTGTGGTCGTAAGACATCTAAAAAGGGAAAATATCCTAAATGTGTTCCTGCATCTAAAGCAGCACGTATGACAAAGGCTCAAAAGAGATCGGCAATACGACGCAAAAGAGCGGCAGGTAATCCAGGCGGAAAGCCGACCATGGTAAAAACATTTACCAAGTCGAAGAGGAGAATGAGACGTGGCGGCAAAAAGAAAAGGTAAAAAGCGTGATCCAAGATTAGCACGTGCTAGGGTAAAAGGGTTCAACAAACCTCGTAGAACTCCAGGCCACCCAAAGAAGTCCCACATCGTCGTAGCAAAGGTAGGTGACAAAATCAAAACGATTCGATTTGGGCAAAAAGGCGCTAAGACTGCAGGAAAACCAAAAGCAGGAGAAAGCGCCGCAATGAAAGCAAAGCGTAGAAGCTTTAAAGCACGTCATGCGAAGAATATCGCTAAGGGTAAAATGAGCGCAGCTTATTGGGCCGATAAGGTGAAGTGGTAGTGTTTGATTTAGAGACAAAACATTTAAATAATACTTGGAAGTATCGTTATGATACTGATCAGTATGGTAAAAAAGATCACTGGAAAGTGATGAAAAAGCCTCCCTATGAAGGAGACTGTGAAGACTACTCACTTACAATGCTTTATTTAATTAGTGAAAAGTCGTGGTTAAAATTTTGGTTCTACTTGTTTACCTTTAAAGCAAAACTCTGTTTTGTAACTACTAAGAACGGTGGTGGGCATGGGGTTCTTAAATTTGATAAATTGTATATTGATAATTGGAGCAAAAAGTTTGTTTCCAAACAAGAAATGGAAAAGCTGGGACATAGATTCCATCCTTGGAGATTCCTGCCTACGACGGTAGCAATCAAGATGCTTATAGCAAAACTAAGAGGGTAATATGGAAGATAAAGGATTTCACCCAGCAGATACAAATGGAGACGGAGAAGTTACTCCAGAAGAGCAAGCAATGTATCTAGAGTTTAAGCGCAAAGAGTTAGAAGATAAGGATGCTCAACGAGATGCAATTCGTAAGATGGCATGGTTTTCTTTAGGAGGATTACTTCTTTATCCTTTTGGTATCTTTCTAACATCTTTGTTTTCGTTAGACCAAGCGGCAAATTTAATTGCAGATATAGCTCCAACTTATTTTGCCTCAATCGCAGTACTTGTGTCGGCCTTTTTCGCCGCAGATGCAGTAGGGAGTAAAAAATAATGGAAATGTTACTTGATTTAGTAATGACTTTTTGGCAGTGGACAGTATTTGCAGTACTTGTAGTAATTGGTTTTATTTTTACTAAGTTTGACGGACAAGGTGAGCACCGTGTAGGGTTTAAATATTCTGAAATGCCTCATATGAAACCTCTTCCAATACAAACAAAAGATAAAGGATTCTTTAAAGGAATTTGGATGTGGCTGATGGGCGTTCGTCAGTGGGAAATTTGTGATGACTTTCATTTTGAATTAAAAGGGAAATCTTACGTAGTTCCTAAAGGCTTTGAGTTTGATGGAGCTTCCGTGCCTAAGTTTTTAGCTATGTGGTTATCCCCTACAGGCGTACTACTTATGGGAGGTCTTGTTCATGACTATGCTTATAAGTATGCGTGTTTAAAAGAAGCTTCTGGAGAGCATACACCTAAGATGACTCAGAATGAGGCAGACAAACTTTTTCGTGATATTTGTATCGAAGTAAATGGATTCAAGCTGTTAAACTATCTTGCTTATTGGGCACTAGCAGCAGCAGGTTTTGTGGCTTGGAACGGCCACAAGAAGAGAGGAACTCACGTATGAAATATCTAAGTAAACTTATGGGCGAACGCAGCACTGCAGACGGTTTGATGCTTACTGCAGTTTGTGGAGGATTTTTAGTATTAGGCGGCCTTGCAAAAATAGTAGCTTGGGTTGGTCTAGCCTGGGGTTTATATACATTATTTAAGACGGAGTCATAATGTTTGGAATGTTAAAAATGCTGCCTATTGTAATTGTACTTGCGGGTGCAGGGTACGCCTATCATACAACTGTTGTAGGACAGAAAGACCTTGCGATAGTGCAGCTAGAAAAGAATAATGTAATTTTAAAAGAAAATACTGTAAAATTAGAAATTGCTTTTGAAACTGCAGAAAAGGCAAGAGTTCAATCAGAACAAAACTTGCAAAAACAACTTAAAGTAATCGGAGAGCTTAGCGAAAAGAACAATGCTATGCAAGAAGAAATGGACGACTACTTATCTATTTTTAAAAGACACGACCTTACAAAGCTATCAAAAGCAAAACCAGGGCTTATACAGCCTAGAATTAATAATGGTACTAAGGAAGTGTTTCGAGCAATAGAAGAAGCGAGTAAAGAGGTGGAAAATGCGGATTCTAATTAGTTTATCTTTAATACTGCTTGGAGGCTGTTCGATATTACAGCCGCAACCCTTACCAGCACCAGAACCAATTATTAAAACGGTTACTGAATATAAAACATTGGAAATTTATCAGCCTCCGTTACCTAAAGCTATAAATTTACAAGACATTGAATTTTTTGTTGTTACAGAGAAAAATTTTGAGGAGCAAGTAGCCCGCCTCAAAAAATTACAGGATGGATCTTACGTACTTTTCGGAATTACTCCTTTAGACTACGAGAACATGTCCTATAATTTACAAGAGCTTCGTAGATATATTCGACAGCAAAAAGAAATAATTATTTATTATCGCGAAGCCACACAAAATGATGTTGGTACTGACGCCGAAGATTGGCTGGAGCAGAACGACAAAACAATAGAAGATCAAAAATCAGAGTAAGATAAAATGACAATAGAAATTAGTCGTTTAGATATAGCATCTGACGAACTTCACCTTTTACAATCTGAGACACGCTTTCTTAAGTTAGCCGTAGCTCCCTACCTGGAGCTATTAGGCGTTACACCTTTACCCTCTCAGGTAGCAATTATAAATGCGATTAATAACCCTAAATATCGTTTTGTATGTGCAGCAGTATCGCGAAGACAAGGCAAAACATATATCGCAAACATAATCGGGCAGCTAGTATCGCTAGTTCCTGGTTCTAACATTCTAATCATGTCCCCCAACTACTCGCTGTCTCAGATTTCTTTTGATTTACAAAGAAATCTAATAAAACATTTTGACTTAGAAGTAACAAAGGACAATGCAAAAGACAAAGTTATAGAATTGAGCAACGGCTCTACAGTCCGAATGGGTTCTGTAAACCAGGTTGATTCCTGTGTAGGAAGAAGTTACGATTTAATTATATTTGACGAAGCGGCGTTGGCAGACGGACGTGATGCGTTCAACGTAGCTCTTCGACCTACTCTAGATAAAGATAACTCAAAAGCTATTTTTATCTCTACTCCTCGGGGCAGGAACAACTGGTTTGCTGAATTCTTCGACAGAGGATTTAATGATGAGTTTCCTGAATGGTGCTCTATACGAGCTACTTATAAAGATAATCCGAGGATGTCTGAACTGGATATATCGGAAGCTAAAAAATCTATGTCCGATGCTGAGTTCCGGCAAGAGTATGAAGCTGACTTTAACACTTATGAAGGACAGATATGGAACTTCAATCATGAGACTTGTGTCACCAATAATGAAGCTCTCGACATATCTAGCATGGATGTATTTGCTGGTCTCGATGTGGGTTATCGTGATCCAACTGCATTTTGCGTCATAGCGTATGATTGGGATGAGCAAACTTACCATATATTAGCGGAGTACTTAGATGCTGAAAAAACTACTGAGCAGCATGCTCTTAAAATACAGGAATACATTGATAAGTTTGACATTGATTATATTTATATTGACTCTGCTGCACAGCAAACTCGATTTGACTTTGCACAAAATTATGACATTAGCACCATCAACGCTAAAAAATCCGTACTTGATGGAATTGCACATGTAGCAGGTATAGTAGATAATGATAAATTACTTGTTGATCAAAGATGTGATGAGGTGTTATCTTGCTTAGATCAATACCAATGGGACCCAAATCCTAATTTAGCTAGAGAAAAGCCAAAACATAATCGAGCATCCCACATGGCAGATGCTTTAAGATACGCACTATATTCGTTTGAAACAAGTCAGACCGGGTTCTAAAGACACCTGTAAAAAATAGTATTTGACAATTTATCCTACAGAGGCTATAATTCAAAATGAAAAAGCTCAAAAGAGATCCAGTAAAATATATAAGAGATCGCGCGAAATCAAAGTACGAAAAGGGCACAGAGTGTGAGATTTGTGGATCAGACACTCAATTAGATTTTCACCACTTTTACACTTTAGCACCACTACTAAGGGAGTGGTTAAAGAAGAAACAAAAAGAGCGCCCAGATCACTACGTAGATGAATATATTACTATTTGGCGAGATGAGTTTATAGAAGATAAGTGGGCGGAGCTGTACAACGACACAGTGACACTTTGCCATAAGCATCATTTGGAACTGCATAGACTGTATGGCAGAAATCCAGCCCTAGTGACAGCTAAAAAGCAAATGCGCTGGGTAGAGATTCAAAGAGAAAAACATGGCATGGTATGACAGATTAATTGGACGCACCCCTGAGGTTGACGATGAAAAGTTAAACCCAGCACAGCCCTACTATGACCATAAAATAGATCCCTCTCGTGAACGTACAATAAGTTACGAGAGGGCATACGAAGATCTCGAAATTGTAAATAGAGGCGTAAACTTAATTGTAGATGATGCTGCCGAAATACCTTTAACAGTAGGTGGGCAGGTTCAAGGAATGCAAAGTGTAGTAAAAGGTATTAAACGTTCACGTGTAGATTTACTATTAAATAAAGAGCCCAACCCTTTTCAAGACATTAGCACTTTTCGTCGTAACTTAATTACTGATTTTTTAATTGACGGAAATATATTTATTTATTTTGATGGAGTACACCTTTACCACTTACCCGCAAATAAAATGAATATCCATGCTAGCGATAGCACTTACATTGAAAAATTTACATTTAATGAAATAATAAATTATAAGCCTAGTGAGATTATTCACATAAAGGACAACTCATTCTACTCTATATATCGAGGCGTATCGCGCCTGAAGCCTGCTCTTCGTACTATGGTACTTATGAGAAGCATGCGAGACTTTCAAGATAACTTCTTTAAAAATGGCGCTGTTCCAGGTCTAGTACTTAAATCCCCGAACACGCTATCAGAAAAAATTAAAGAAAGAATGATTCAATCTTGGACTGCTCGTTACAGACCAGATGCAGGCGGAAGACGGCCTCTTATCCTTGACGGCGGTATTGAAATTGACTCGGTAGCAAATGTAAATTTTAAAGAATTAGACTTTCAAAGTGCAATTGCAGAAAATGAAAAAATTGTACTAAAAGCACTAGGAGTTCCTCCAATTATGTTGGACTCAGGTAATAACGCAAACATTCGCCCAAATATGAGAATGTATTACCTTGAAACTATTCTTCCTATTATCCGGAAGATGAATTTTGCACTAGAAAGGTATTTTGGGTTTGAAGTATCCGAAGATATAACAGATATTCCAGCTCTACAACCAGAGTTACGAGACCAGTCACAATACTACTCTGCGCTGGTAAACACTGGGATTATTTCACCAAACGAAGCGCGAGATGCGCTCGGATTTGACCCAGTAGATGGATATGATGATTTGCGAGTACCTGCGAACATTGCAGGGAGCGCAGCAAACCCAGATGAGGGCGGTAGGCCCGTAGAGGAAGAAGGAGAAGAGTAAATGGCAGTTCGTCAAAAGCAAAAAGTTCTAGATACAATTTATGCGCATTTTAAAGAGTTTGAATTACCTTTAGATATTGAGTATAAAAACTATGCTGCAATTGTTGGAGCTAGAGAAGCTGTACACGCTATTTCAGTTAAAAGAAGTTTTAAGGCATGGAAATACATACTTCATGCTCTAAAAAAGAATTACCCTGATCTATTAGAAGAACCAAAACCGGAGCCAGCACCTAAGCCAGCTCTAAAACCTGCTCCGAAGCCTAAAGCTCCGAGCAAGCCTGCAACCGCAGAAAAGAAGAGTGAAGAATAATGGAAAAAATATTTAATCTTACTTCTACTTTTAAGGCTTTGGACGAAGCAGACGATGGCATTCATATTTGTGGAATGGCTAGTACCGCTGACTTTGACCGCGCTGGAGATACTATTTCAGCAGAAGCATGGACAAAAGGTGGTTTACAAAATTTTGAAAAGAACCCAATTATTCTTTTCAACCACGATTACAATAAGCCTATCGGCCGCGCTACAGGACTTAAAGTCACTGAAAACGGTCTAGAGCTTAAAGCAAAAATTTCAAAATCTGCTCCCGATCACGTGGCGCAGTTAGTTAAAGAAGGTATCCTTGGAGCATTTTCTGTTGGTTTCCGAGTCAAGGATGCTGATTACCTATCGGAAACTGACGGATTAAAGATTAAGGACGCTGAGTTGTTTGAAGTATCGGTAGTATCGGTACCTTGTAACCAAGCAGCTACTTTCTCTCTGGCGAAGTCATTTGACTCTATTGAAGAGTACAATGAGTTCAAAAAAACTTTCACTAATAGTGTAGATCTAGCCGGTCAGTCTCTGGCTAAGGATGAAGATTCATTTGAAGCTAGTGATACACCGGATGGAACTGAAAAGTCAGTTCAAAAGGAGATGACAATGTCGGAAGTACAAACTCCCGAAATCGACCTGGACGCTTTTGCTAAGAAGGTGGCAGAAGAGACTGCTGCTAAGATTGCAATTCGACAGGCCGAAGAAAAAGCCGCAGCAGAAGCTGCACAAAAAGAAGCTGAAGAAGTAGAAGCAGCCAAAGCTATAGAAGCTGAGTCTGTTAAATCAGCAATTACTACTGGTATCGAGTCAGGTGCAGAGCGTTTGCTCGCTGACGTTGAAGCGAAGCTCGCTGAAAAAGATGCTAAGATGGACGAAGTTATTCTTCAGTATAAGAAGGACCTCGAAGAGAAGTCTGACGAAATTACTAAGATGCGTGAGTCTAAGCGAGTATTCTCTGACCGCACAGACGGTGATACAGTCACTAAGTGGGGCAAAGAGTTCATGCACGCACACCTCCTTGGTGTGATGACTGGCAAGGGTCTTGAGAACACTGCTTATGGTCGTGATGTAATCGAGAAAGCTGGCGTAACTTACGCTTCTGCTGCTCCAAACATTGCTACTGAAGTTTCTGGTCAAATCGAGAAGGAAATCATGCGCGAGCTTCGTCTTGCACGTGCGTTCCGTGAGATTCAGATCAACTCACAAGCACAAGTATTGCCAATTCAGCAAGATACTGGCCTGGCTACATTCCAGACTGGCGCTGCTACAGCTGGCAACCTGCAAACTCGTGGCGGTGCAGCACCTCAGCCCGCACAGGTAGTTCTCAAGGCATATCGTTTGATCTCAACCACGTTGATGGATAACCACGTTGACGAAGAGATTCTTATCAACTTGATGCCTATGCTTGTTGAGTCTGTAGCACGTTCACACGCTCGTGCTGTAGATGATGCACTTCTTAACCACGTTGCTACTGGTGGATCAGACGAATTTGATGGTCTTATCAAGCTAGCAGGCAGCAATAAAGTTGACGTTCTTGACGCAGCTGGAGGCAACTCAGTTGACCTCGTAGTAACTGCATCTGAGTTCCTTGACGCTCGTAAGCAAATGGGTAAGTATGGCATGATGCCTGAAGAGCTCGTATACGTTGTATCACAGGCTCGATACTACGATCTGATTGCTGATGCCGCATTCGCGGACATTACAGACGTAGGCTCAGACGTTGCGACCAAGATTACTGGTCAAGTTGGTGCGATCTTCGGTACTCCCGTAATCGTATCTGACAACTTCCCTGCAGAAGCTAATGGCGCTTCAGTAGGTCTCGCGGTCAACGTCCGTAACTTTGCTATTCCACGCCTCCGAGGTGTGAATGTAGAGCAAGACTACGAAGTAATGAACCAGCGTAACGTTATCGTTGCTACTCAGTCTCTCGGCTTTAACCAGCTCGTAGCAGACACAAGCACCGACAAGTCAGTTATCAAGCTCGCTCGTACCGACGCTTAATAACTAAGCTATAGAAACTGGGGAGGTTCTCCTCCCCAAGTTTTTACTAATTGACTTATTATGACAGATTTAGTAACTCTTGCAGAATATAAAGAAGCCGAAGGCATCACTAGCCCTAAGGAAGACCTTCGTCTTGCAACTTTAGTTCCTGCAGTGAGTCAATTAGTAAAAACTTATTGTGGTAATTCTTTGATAGATTACTACTCTACAAACAAAGTAGAAACTTTTAGTATAAACTGGGACACTCATGTAGTACAACTAACAGAGAGTCCTGCTAATGCTATTGTTTCTGTACAGAAAAGAGATTCCGTTTCAGAAAGTTACAGCACCGTGCCAACAACAGACTATTATCTAGACACAGCGACGGATAGTGTACTGTATGTAACGGGATCTACCTATAAAAATTGGCCTAAAGGGGCTGGTTCAGTTAAAGTTACTTATACTGCAGGTTACGCAGCAACTCCTATGGACTTAAAGCTCGCAGTATTTGATTTGATTACGTACTATTTAAAAGACGAGCATAAAGAAAGACGCACACTAGGTGGGGCTAGCATACAAAATCAAGGATCTACCAGCTTGCGCGACAGTGTTGCGTTTCCTGATCATATCAAGAGAGTCTTAGACTTATATAAAAACTTTTAGATGAGTTTAAGTGATCAAAAAAGATTTTTAGAAAATTTCGAAAAGAAGTTGGCTAGGAGATCTGCTGCTTATAGAAGATACACCGGAAACAGACAGCACCATAACTTTACAGTAAGTAAAAGAGCTTTACATAAAGGTGTTGAAGAAACTCTAGGCGTAGGTTTAGCGGGGCACAAGAAAAAAGGTGAGCTAACAAAACAAATACTAACAGCCTTAGAGCCTCATACAACGGAAGTTATTTCTAAAATTGCTACCAATGTTAAAAGAAGAGGTGCAGATACTAATTCGGTTGTTTCTGTAGTTGTAGAGGAGGATAAACCTCATTTTTTCCGAGCGCACTTTAGTGCTACTCAGCAAGACAACGGCCTT